AGACTTATTCTGATCGTTGATGATCTACTAGCTGTATTTGTAAAAATAACGTAGCTAGATCGACTAGGTATACCGCCATAGATTAGTGGGTCTTGACCATATTGATTTACGCCGATCTCTGTTGCACTACCTGGCGATGTAGTCGAGTGGTCTGTATTCAAATCGTAAGCTTCGTTGAATGCGCCCACTACAGGGGATACGCCGTTAGGTGAAAATATCCATTGGAAATCACTACCATTACCACCCGGCACCGGAGTGCTCAACGGATTTGACTCATCGTTGATTCTGGCAGTCAAGCCTATACCACCGGGGCCAGCCCCAACGGCTATGCAATCTGCCCGGAAGTGCAGATTGGTCATGCCTAGTGGTATTGGTGGCGAATTGTATTCCCGGGGATTCGAGAACCCGGTGCCAGGATCATCAATATCGTATTGCCAGATCAATTCCTCGTCAGACGTAGGCTCAAGAGTGAATTGATCGGTGTAGCTAACCAGTACAACCACCTAGGCTACCTTCCAGAACTCGGCTACGGTGTAAAGCTCATAATCTGACGTGAAGTTAGACACACGCCCAAAGCCATCTGTGGCATTCGTAGTCTCACATACATGCTGAATCTCTAGTACCGTTGGCCCGCTCAAAACAAACAGCCCGTGCATCTCTGAGCGTTCATGGCAGCTAGAACCTGACGAGCGAGCACCTGTACCAATCAGCAGATTTATGCCATTAGTGATATCGCGTAGCCTCGTCTGGTGATCATTTACCTGCCAGCCGGGTGCAGCAATCTGAGCGAGCCAAGTACCTGCCGGTAGCGTGATCTGGTTATTGAACAACGTCAGCAGGTTATGCGTATCTGCTTGAATAGTATTCAGTACGCGAGTCCTGAAGGCACCGCTAGTGAAGTTGCCACCCGACGTACCATCAGGTTGCCGTTCCTGAACGTTGATGTACGGAACCCGACCTCCCGAGCGAACCGGATAGCCGTTCATGCTAACTTCCAGAACTCAACGGATGCGTAAACCTCTACACCAAAGTTACCAGCAACCCCAAGGCCCAAGGTGGCTACGGTGATCTGGCATCGGTGGCGTAGCTCAAAAGACTTGGTGCCTTGCAACACCATGTAACCCCATACAAACGAGCGCACCGAGCTTGAGCTAGTTCCTGCCGAAACGATGCCAGCAAGCTCAACCGTACCACGGTGAACAGTCACAGCGTCGGTAACGTTGTATAACAGCGTCTGGTTGCGAGCTACGAGGTACGCTGGGGCACTACCAAAATACTGGTAAGTACCGGGTGGTAGCGTCACCTGATTACTCGCCAGACTTGCCAGGCCATGACTGTCTACGACAATCGTATTTAGGACGCGAGTCTGGTCAGACCCGGTAGTGAACGTACCCCCATCGGTATTCTGTGTTTTCTGATCTTGCACAAGGATGTAGGGCCTGCCGGCCTGGGGGTGAACGGGCCAACCAAAACTACCGTTCATGGATAGTACGCTTCAGCCAGAAAGATGCTGCTGCCCTCATCGATGCTAAACGATGAATCACCGTTGTTTCTCAGTGACACAGTGCCCGTATTGCCGCCACCGTATATCTCATAGGTGATATCACCTAGGCCCGGTGTGGTATCTACAAAATGCATCGTTGTGCCAGTGACGTGCCCAAAGGCTGTTGTTACCGTTGACCACAGATAGGTAGCGCCACCGGTAACTCTGTAGAAGGCTGCGCCGGTATAGTTAGATGCATTACTCATAGCTACCTCGGCTGTGAGTAAGACATACTGGCCGGCTAGAACGTTGGGCACCGTCAACTGCCACACCGTAGACCAACGATTCCAAGTATTGTTCCCGGTGACGGTAACATTGTCGGTGGGTACTGAGAACACCAGGCGTGTTGTTTGCCTGGGCCTCATTAGAAACCCGTTCACCCGTTAGAAGTCACCACCGTGCGCGACGATATCGAATGTCTCACCATTGTGAGTGCTAGCTCTCAAGATGTAGGTAGCACTTGGCAGTACCAGCAATGGCGATTGCGTATCGGGGGTCATGATCTCATTGGTGTAGCCGAGCACCGTGGCGCTAGGGGTAATCGCAGTCACCGCTAGCTCGCGCCACAGCCTATTGTTAGTGCCATCGTAGACGTAGAACCTGACCATGCCAGCCGTAGTTGTGCCCGTAGCCATGATCTTGATGCGGTCTACCCTGGTCCCAAACGTAGAGCCTGCAATCACATCGCCAAGCGTGCCCGTGCCATCTCGGTTCGTGTTGGCCGTAGCGATACGAGCCATCCCGATCTTCGGGGTAAGAACAAATACCGGGTAGTTGTTAGCTGGCATTACTTCCTCACGTAAACGATTGAGCTAGGAACAGTCGGGCTGCAATGGGAGCCGGGCCACCAGTAGGACGCCAGGTACCGGGCGAGCCTGCCACTACACAAGTCCAGAAGCCACCCCAGGATCGATCAACTACGTAGTCACCAATATTGAAGGATCCGGTTACCGGCGCAGCACCGTTCACCGCACCTACGTACCGGCTAGCATTCGCTGCACCGGTCAGGCCTGATGGCGCAAAGTCAGTAGCAGAAACCTCAGTTGAATATGTACCGGTAGTGAGATTCGTAAACGAAATGTTATCTACGCCTACCGTAACGATGGCGGTAGCGGTATTAGAAAAATACCAGTGCGTGCCAGCGTTGACCGTTCCTTGTCTGACACCAACAATGAACATAAACGCGAAATCGACTGCCGCAGATGCATCCAGGGATCTGGTCATCCCTGCGGCTGCGCCTTGCCAGATGTAGATACCGTTCGTAGATAGAGTGCCCTGGTTCTTGACGAGCACACGGTCACCATCACTCATCGAAATACCATCGATAGTCGCGCCAGGTGATGCCAGGGTAATGCTCGAAACAGTAGCTACGCGAACAGGCTCTTTCTGCCGCTTACTTTCGTGTAAAAAGATACCGGTTGCTGCTGAGTGAAGTGGCATAAGTTACTCCCTGACCGTAAACGGATCTCCGTTTGAATCCGTGAATCCATCACCGTCAGCATCAACCAATGGCGGGTTACCAACATCAATCAAGTCAATGCGCTTCATGGCAATAGTCATCGTGATGCACGTCGCATTACCAATGAATTGGGACAGTGAGTAAATCAGTTGGTCACCCGGCTGCAGGCTAGTAATCCAGCCGGTAATGTCAATATCAACTTCTGCTTGATTGAGAAGCTGTATAGGTGACGGTGAAAGCGGTACACCACCTGCCGCGCCCCATGTACCCAGGCTTGCCAACCTGAGATCAATTGTGGCCGTACAGGAAATCGGCTGTAGCCTCAGGGACGTAGGATTCCAAGTCCCTGCCGCAAGGTGAACCCCAACGATCTGCCAGCCACCGGGCGGGATCTGAGGAATGCCGCACATGCCCGCAAACAGTGGCCTGATGCTGTTATCGAGGTTGATGATGATCGCGCCAGTCTGAGCCGGTGCAGACGATCCCCTATTGGGATCTACGTACGCCTTCCTGATAAGGCTACGGAACATCTCCGTAAGCGCCGGTTGGTTCCCAAAAGTACGAGAGTCCTTGTTGAGATCGTTACCGCCACCACCACCTGTAGTAAAAGACACTAGCCACCACCTACATAAGTCATCGTATGGCTCACCCGGCCATCGGCTGCATACTCTTTATCCACACGCTGTACCCATAGATCACCCGAGTGCCCGAGCCTCGATCCTGCCTGGATGTTGTGAACTTGGCCCGGGCCAATGTCACCGTTCCTTGGCGTGGTCATCCTCATCTTGACCAGCACCCGGTCAAGCTCGCCTAGCCAATACTCAGCCAGTGCCTGACAAGATATCCCGGCGCCGGGAGAACCCTCATTAGCTCGCTCGATCATCGGGCTATTGAAAGAAAACAGGTGCGAGCCACCACCGGCTACATACACCCTCGGCTCTAGGAAGTCACCAACCGCATAGCCAGACACCCTGACCGCATCGTAGGACTCCTGAAAACTACGATTGTTGGTAGCCTCAGTGATATCTACACCCTCGGTAAACTGCATCTCTGCGCCACTGTCTGGAAACGTGCTTATCTGCCTCCGGTAAACCTGACCACCTGTAGACTCGAACGTCCTGAAACCAAGGCTAATCTGGTCTATACGCTGCACATAGGAAAGCGCAGACTCGTTAGCTCGCCATGAGAACTCTTCGGGTGCTACGGTGCCAAGCGTTACCCCGGTGCCACCAATCGAGCCACCGTTGGTATCAACACCAGCAATCCCAAGCACCGTAGAAACTATCGCCTCATCACTGGCCGGGCCACCGGTGATATCTTGCAGCAAATACCCCTCAGTCTGGCTAATCTCGCCCGGTGGCATGGTCTGCTCTAGAAACCACATCCTGCCACGGCACTGCATGCTGATTGAACGCGGGTAAAAGTTGTAATCAACCGCAGTCAAGATGCCAGAAAACCAGTGTTCGCCATCCACAAAGATATTTACATCATCCCAAAAATTACCCCCGGGCCACTCGCCAGCTATATCGACTTGAGCCGTGCCATAGCTCATATCGTAGCCAAGGCTAACGCGAGCCGCATAGGCATTACCGATGGTGCTGCCACCAAGGGTAACGTTGAGATCGAACGATCTGATCTCGCCTGGCAACTAGCTATCCGTAACAAGAAACTTCAGGGTTGCTGTAAGTTGCTCACTACCATATTGAGCATCGCCGGTAACATCCATCAGTATGGCCGTATGACCATCTCTGCCATCTACGGACAGGCTGCCGGGTTGCCCCAGGTTCGCCATGAGTGCACCAAGCAGCGATACGTTCTGCAGTAGTACCTTCATATCTACGTACATCGGCCCACGCCCGGCAGTGTCAACATAGAAGTTGCTGCTACCGGGGATCTCCTGAACAGAGATCCTGCCGACTCGGTGCTCTGCGTAGCCATCCATATCAACGATGAAATTGACGCCAGCGAACGATGCCATCTACTGAGATGCTCCCGGGACAAAGAATGGTTGCCCTGGCAAACGCACCGGCGGTGGTGAGTCGGTAGCCTGCTCAGCCGTAATAAGGGCTTGCGCCATTACCTCCATGGCTTGGCCCTGCATTTGTGCGAGCATGTTTGCATCAAGTACCACAGGGTTATTGATCGTCACATCCACACTAGCCGGCACCTGAGCAAACGCCCCAACCCTGGCTAGGCCCTGGTCAACCGTTGGTGTCAAGCCTGCCGCACCGGCTGCTATGTCGCGGGTAACTGCTTGTGGCCCAAGCCCTGCCGCTGTAAGTAGGGTAGGATCTGAAACGGCACCTGATAACGCAGCCTTGAGGTTCTGTTGAATCTGAGGGAATCCCTGATCGAACTGCTTTGCGAAAGTCTCGCCTACATTCAGCGCATCAGCAGCACCCTGGAACTGAGGTAACGCAGACTGGCCCTCTTTGACCCTATCTATAAAACCCTGGATATTATCGATGCTCTCTTGTGCTCCTGCCTTTGCCTCTGGCGTAAGAGCGAGAGCCAGCCTGATGTTAGCCAGCCCCTTGAGAACCTCAGCAAGCGCAACTGCCTTACCCTGAATGTCGCCAATGTTCTCATCCCAAGCATGGCGAAACAGATCAACTGCTGTTATTGCTGACGCTATCGCCAGCAGAAACAAGGCAACTGGGCCAGCAGCGATAATCCATCCTACTGCAACCTTTGCAGCGTTTAGTAACCACGCTGTAGCAAACGCTGCAAACTTGACGATTAGCCCACCGATGGCGTTACCAATCACTGCCGCAGCAACGATAGCACCGGCCATTAGGAACTTGAGTACCGGGCCAATCTTATCGATGTTGGCAATGATGGCATCTGCCGCCTCAAGAACCTTGCCCTTGATGTTGCCCCAGTTGGTTAGCCAAGCAGCAGCAAGCAAGCCAATCAGAGCCGCCAAAATAATGATCGGGTTGAATAGAGAGCCGATCACCGTGATAAATATTCCGAGCCCAAACAGGATCGGCCCAAGAGCAGCAGCCAGAGCTAAGAACTTGATGATATTTCCCTGCATGGCAGGATCGAGCTTGAGCCACCAATCCCTGAGGCTAGCAAGGGCAGGGATAACATCGGTCTTTATGGTGGCGATTGCCTCTGCTGCTGCAGCCTTGAACCCCGGCCAGGCCTCAATGGCAATAGCTTTTAGCTCATTTTTGAGTAGCTCGAACTGCTTGAGTGTAGATTGCGAGCGTAGCTCATTCTCAGTCTGTAGAGCAGTGCCCTCAGCAAAGGCATCATTAGCAATCTGCCTGGCCTTAGCAAGTTTCTCATGCGCTACAGCAAGACCTAGCAACGTCTGCACATCCCTGACGTTATTGATGTTTGCGCCAGCTAGAGCTTTGACTACTGCATCTGAGCCGCCTTCCTCACCAATCTTGGCTAGGCCCTCTACAACAGCCTGTAGTGCATCAGCCGGGCTAGTGTGCTGCAGTGCCTTGAATTCCTCTGTTGTCTTGCCAGCAAGTTGTGCAAATGCTTGTAGCTCACCTTCGTTGCCACCCTGCCCAAGCTTGTCTAGCTCGCCTCTGGTTTGGGCAATTTCACGCTTGTACTTTTCGATGGCTGCAGCGTTTGCCTGTACCGTAGCCGCCGGGGTGTTACGCCCAAACGCAGCCTGCCTAGCCTCAGCAGCAGCGAGTGAAGTACCAAGGTCTGTGAGCTTATCGTTATAGTCCTGAATCTTTTTAGCTGCCTCAGGAGCAACCTGACCAGGGCCAGCGACAGCAGATGCAATCTGTAGCGAAAGCCTCTGTAGTGCAGACGCACCTTCCTCTGGATTCAAGCCTGCCGCAATCACTGCAGACGAGAATGCGAGCGTATCCTGAATGCTGAACCCTAGAGCGTTGAACGTGCCCGAAATCCTCTTGGCTACATCCTGAATTTGCGCCTCTGAACCTTCCATATCGTTACCAAGAGCAACGATAGTTGAGCCGAGATTTTCAAACTGATCAGAACCAACCTTGTTTAGCGTTTTGATAACCGACAAGTCTTCGGCAGCAGCGGTTGAGGATTGATCGGTAGCGTTGGCAAACCTGGCCGCGAACGTTGTAAACGCACCAAGTTGCTCTTTTGGAATACCTAGCTGGCCCGCTACCTTTGCAGTCTTGGCTAATTCGTCTGCGTCAAAGCCACCACCCTGAATAGTTTTGCTTGCATTGAGTAACTCTTGCCCAAGATCCTTTGTCTCATCGGCAGTCAGGTTCGCAGTCTTCCTGACGCCCTGCATGTTGTCTTCAAACGTTGCGCCAAACTTGGCTACAACCCCAACACTCGCAACAATCGGAGCAGTAACGCCTTTGGTCAGGTCACCACCAGCGGATTGCAGGTTTGCGCCAACTCGTCTGATCTGCTGAGAAAACTGGTTGATAGCGTTGATCGCACCTGAGGCATCAGCCCCAACGGTGACGAATAGCTCTGCTACCGGTACCGGCACTTAGCTAACCACCACCAAGACTCTTGCTCATGCGCTTGGCCCTGGCCCTGCTTTCGGCTCGTTTACGCTCACGCTCACGCTCCTGATGCTCAAGTGTGTAGAGCGCAATCCAGTGAGCGAACTCGTTACCGCTCATAGATGCCACTAGCTGTGCCCGGGTCATGCCTAGCTCACGTGCCATCTGATACTCAAACCTCAGCGTCGGGTTCCTCTTCAACGCTTTTGGTGGCATCACTGACTGCCTCGTCAGACAAGCCAGAGGCGCGCATGATTTCCTTGAGCACAAAGCTCATTGCAGCCATGCTTTTCTCTTGGAGCTTGCCGTAGTCAGCCATCGTAAACTTGGGCTCTACGACACCCTCGATAAACAGCATCGCCTCAAGAGCCTCGTTATCGATCTCTTGCTGTTTGGTGACGATGTTGGTACGGGTTGCCCTCTTGCGTAGCTCACCCGCTTGCCGTTGCGTTAGCGTACGGATCTTGACTGCACCGTTCCACTGCTTTACGAACAGAGTCTTTTCCTCGAT